TTGGAGACAAATTTAATGAATACAGAGGAGAAATCGAAAAAACTACTTATGATGAAAATGGTGTGGAAGGTACCGATCATGCTACCGTAGATGCTGCAATTGTAGCAGTTACTAAAGGACTTGAAGATAACAAGGTAACAGTTAAAGTTGTAGGTGGACCTTACGGAAAAGTTAGAGAGTTTGCAACAACCGACGAAACTTTAACTGCTGCTGTTAACCTTTTAAACAAACGTCCTTCAGTAATTAACCCAAGTTTAAGAAAAGCAATTAAAAATGCTACTGGTCATGGTTCTTCAGATGATAGAACTGGTGAATTATCAACCATGGAAGGTGGTGCTTCTTTCTTAGGAGACTTTGAAGCAGTTAAAAATACTCACGCTTTAGAAAAACAAGTTATCGAAATGATTGGAGGTGGTAGTAAATGGGCCCCTGCTCTTGCACCTGAAGCTACTTCTAGATCAAAAACTTTCAGACAATTACTTAATAAATTAGTTCAAAGATTAGCATCTAACGGAAAAGATCTTAATACTAATGACAAAGATGCTTTAACTAGAGCAATTGATGAGTTAGAGAAGAAAGAAAGAGAGGCATACGTTAAATTAGCTCATCTTAAAAAATACTCAGCTCTTGTTCAAACTCACAAGAATACTTCTGATAAGGCTATCAAAGAAGCTTTAAATGATGATAACATTGAAGATTTTGTTGCTAAATACATGCACACACTTAAAAGAGTTGAACGTAAATCATCTAAATTATGGGCAGCTTTAGGTGGACTTTTTGTTCAAGCTCATCCTTTTTTATAAAGAGGATTGTAATGTAAATATTTTTTAAAAATTAATATTAATATAATTATAAATATATAAGTATATAAATATTATTATATGTAATGTTTATATGGGCTTAGGAACACTATATTTAATTGCCAGAGGTCGTGATGACCTTTATATTGTACAAGATCCAGATATAACTTACTTTAAATTAGTATATAAAAAACATACAAATTTTTCAATAGAAAGTATCGATCAATATTTTAAAACAATACCAGACTTTGGAAGAAAAGTTACTTTAAATGTATCAAAAAATGCTGATCTGATGGGTAATATCTATCTAAAAGTTATTCTACCTAGTATTTTTGTCAATAATCATCCAGAAATAAATAATATAAAAAAATTTAGATGGGTTGATAGAATAGGATTTGCTATAATTAAATACGTAGATATAGAAATAGGTGGTATTCTTATTAATCGTCTCTATAGTGATTGGTTAAATATTTGGTACGAATTGACTGTAAATAGTGGAATGAAATCAGGTTATGATAAAATGATAGGTAATATATCTAGTTTAAAAACATTTAGTAATGGTATGGATAGTTATGAATTAACAATACCTATAAATTTCTGGTTCACACGTGAATCTGGATTATATTTACCATTAATTGCTATTTATCAACATGAAATTAATATTGAAGTAGAATTTAATGATATTGAAAATTTATATATTGAATCTCCTAATAATTATATAATTATAGATGATGATTTCGTTTTATTTAAAGAAAATGAAATTTTAATTCAAACAACTAGAAATGATATAGTATTAGGAAAATTTGTTTATTTCGATGTTATAACAAAAAAAATGTATTACTTAAAATTAAAAGGAGATTTCATATTAGATGATAAATATCCAATTATAGGAAGAGAATCAAAATATTCTTTAACGATGAAACCTAATTATATTATATCATTTGATTTTAATTATTTTAATAATAGAGAACCTTCAATTATTAATGCGTATATGATGATAAATTATGTTTATTTAGATAATTTAGAAAGACAAATATTTAGAGAGTCAGACCATCAATATCTAATTGAATTACCTCAACGAGTTACTCCTAGAATAATAAATAATAATATAATAAATTATAAAATCAATTTAAAAAATCCTCAAAAATTAATATTATTTTATGCTAAATTATTATCAAATATAAAAAATAATGATAACTTTAATCTTTCAATGAACCCTATAGGTGAAGATGAAGAATATAATAATATAATTCAACAAGTTAAATTAAATATTAATTCAATTGAACGTGTTGAGATTTATGATTTTAAATATTTTTCTCTAATAGAAAAATTTAAATCTAAGTTTTTAAGTAATAATAATAATATAGGACTTTATTCATTTTGTTTACATCCTAAAAAATATCAACCATCTGGTACTATGAATTTTAGTAAAGTAGATGATTCATATTTAGGATTAACTCTAGATCAAAACATTAGTTACAATAATTCTGTTGAAATTACAGTATTTGGTCTAGAATATAATATTTTAAGGATAATTAATGGTTTAGCTGGTTTAGCATTTTATAATTAAATTTTTGACCATGTTAAACTTCCCATACCTCCAATAATTCTTAAAATATTATACTCTTTAGTAATTACACTAACTTGTACATTTTTTTCAAAAATATTTTCATTACATGAAGTTATTAACACATTTTCTTCAAAAAGATTAAAATTTAGATGACCTGAAGGATTTTTTTCTTCAGGTTGTAAACTAAAAGTCATAAAATAATATCCATTAGGTAGATCCGAATTTAGTTTTTTATATGGAGTAACACTATTAAAATATAATTCATCATGTTTATTAAATAAAGAATCACCATTACATTTAAAATTTAAAGTGTTCAAGTAAGGTCTTTCAAAAACATTTTCTTTAATTTTTAGGGTATTTAATATAATAATGGTTCTTAAAAGATAATAATCTAAATTGTTTAAATAAGATAAATAGGATGTCCCTTGATAAAGAACATATAATATAAATTCATATGATATAATATCTTTTATTGATGTTTTAGTCTTAAATATTTGATAAATTTTTTTTATCATAACAAACAAATTATTATTATCATCATTAAAATATAACTCAATTTCATCAATAATTCTTTTGTAAATAGTAGTAAATTTACTCTTTTCATCTAAATACCTTTTATATATATCATCATATATTGTTTCTTTAATTATTTCTACGTTATTTCCCATTTTATCTACAGTTTTAAAATACATATTTTTTATAATTCCATTAATATGTAGTTTACTAATATTAATCTCTTTATCTAAATAAAAATGACTATAATTATGATATTTTTCTATAAGATATTCATGACCATAACTACCAAATTTATACCTTTCAAAATCATCTAAGAGTATAAATTGATTCATTAATTCTAATTTACAATCAAAATTAACTTTACCAAATAATTTTATTTCTGAATTAGTTAATGCAACTAATGGTAAGAATATATGTGGTGTATCATAAAAATAAAACATAATTGGAAAAGTCATTTGATAAAAATCTCCCTTATCTCTTAATTTAGTCATTTCATCAAATTGTTTTTTCTTTTCATTAGAAAAATGATAATGATAAATTGTTTTATATATATCTGGGTCAAGTTTATCAATCATGTTATTATCAATAAATAATTTCAAATATGAAAAAATCTCAAATTTATTAGGAATTATTTCAGTTATTTTTTTTTCTTCATTCTCTATGATAGTTATATCTTGATAATCAAAACTAGTTTCACCATATGTAATATTTGTTATATTAAGATAACTTTTTGTTATAAAAAAATAATTAATTGTTGGTAATATTATATTAGAATCAGTAAATAAAGTTACTGAATTTTCTGTAATCGAATTAATAATAAAACTATCTTTTATATTCACTTTGAAAATAGGTACAATATTAAAATTATCATACCCTAAACTTTTTTGAGATATAAAACTTTCCTCTAAATTTTCATTTGATATAAAATAACACTTACTATCTATTTCAACTATTGAATCAAATTTTATGAAAAAATTATTTTCATTTGTTTCTATCATAATAGCATCTGTTATAATATTATCAATATTAACTGAAATTTTAGCATTTTCTAACTTATCTAGAGGAACTGGTATTTCAAAAATGTTATTATTATCATCAATATGAGTTACACCTTTTAAACCTTCAATTAAATTTGTATTAACTGTTGAATCACTAAAATTCAATACTAAAATATTATCATATTTATATAGTTGAAAAACTGTATCAATTTGAAATTCTATTTTTTGAAATACTTCAATTTCATTTTCTAAATTTTCATCTAATTTAAATTTATTTCCTATCATATCGTCTATAGTTAAATCTATTTTTTCGTCATTATTAAAAAAGTAATAACTCAGATTATAATCAGAATTATCATTTACAAAATCTAAATAAGATTCATTTGAATAATAGTAACCATCATTCTCATTTAAATTTAACGTAAACCTATTTAAAATAAATATATCTTCCATATTAGCTTCATCAAAATTAGCTTTAAATACAAAATTATTATCAATTTTGAAGATATTGTAACTTACACCATCAGCTATTACATTAGAATTAATATTAATATAATCATTTACTGTATTTATTAAATACACTTTATCGTCTAAAAATTCAAAACTATCATAAACTATTGAATCATTAATTTTTTCTACTTTATCTCTAATTAATACTTCTGGATTAGAATTCACTGAAATAATTTCAAATTGTTTTGGATTAATTTTCTTTATATTTTTTATTTCAATATCATCATCTAAGAAAAATGTTTCATCGTTTTCTATATTTAAATCTTCGTTAGTTTCAATTATTTTTAGTATATCATCTGTTGTTTCAAACTCATCTATGTACATTAAATTTGTCATGTAATAATATTGATTTAATTGTAGTTTATTTATTAAGTTCTGTTCTGTTTTAGGAATTATGATAATTTTTTCTTCAAAATTAACTTCAACATTATAATTAATCATATCTATTAAAAGATAAATATTATTGACATTTAAATATATTTCTTCTATATTAAAATAATAATTTAAATTAAGGTCATCTTCTATAATATTATAGATATATATATCCTGGAATAAATTAAAATTATCAACACTAGCTAAATTTATATTAGTAAATACTGTATTATTATCAAAAACTTTTAATTCTAAAATGTTACTATCTAATTTGGTAATGAGTTTCATACCTTCTTCTAAAATAAGTTCATCTTCTGAACCATCACCTAATATCACATTTACATTTAATTTATAACCTTTTCCAATAATATTAGTGTTATTAATAATATATCTTTTTTTTAGTTCTAAGCTAGTAACAACAATTTCAGGTTCACTGTAATAAAAAATTATATTTTTATCATCAAAGAAATCATAGGGTATATTTATCTTATTAATAAATAATTCATAAGAATCTTCTATTATATTAATTTCTAATTTATATTTGAAAATTTTATTGTTATTGTTTTCAATATAGTCTGGATTATAGTTTCTGTTTATACAATATTTTGAATATTGAAATTTTTTTAATATATCTAAAAAGTTAAAATTTTCTATTTTATTATTTTTTACATAATCAAATATTTCGTTTCTAGAACTTATAGCTAAGTTTAGGAAACTTTCTATTTTTGAAATAAATTCTTTAAAAGTAAATAGTTTATGTTTATTATTATTTATTTGGAAGTTTTCTTGAAAAAATTCGTTTTCTTCATTTAATCTTATTGATAAATGAACATCATTATAGTCTTGATGTCCCTCTACATTTAATCCAATATTTCTATCGTAAATAAATGGAATAAAAGGAAACTTTTTGTTCAAATGATATTGTATTTTAAAGTCCAAATCATCCATATTATTTATTCCTTTAGTGAAATTAACAAGTATATTAGCATAATAATTATCTAATAAAAAGTTTACAACCGAGATAGCACCAGAATAAAATACACTATATTCTGTTTTATCAATATCTTTAATTCTATCATATTGTTCTTTAGTAAATCTAGTTTCATTTAAAATTATAAAATTATCAGATATTGGACTATTTAACGCTGCCTGTAATTCAACATTAGAAAAATCTTGGTATAGTTCATTTATATTAACTATATTTCTATAATATAAGAAAAATGGATCAAATGAGTTAGTATCAAAATTTACTATTTCTTTATTATTACTTTTATAAAATATATTATTTTTATTATCTAATGGTAGGTTATCTATATCTTGATCTGTTTTTACTATTATTGATTCATTTTCTACAATTGATTCTGTTGAATTACTTAATAAAATTAACTTTTTATCCATGTTAGAATCTAAACTATCCTTATATTTTATATCTAATTGATAACTATTATTTTGTATACGTTCAATATTATCGATTCTATTAGTATAATAAATATCATTATCTAAATTTTCTAAAATAAAGTTTTCAGAAGATTCTTTTTCCTTATTTATTATTTGATTTGTTACTTGTATATATAGATTACTGAATTGAAAATTATTATCTAAGTTTAAAACATAAAAAGAAAATCCTTCTTCTTCTTCTATATCATCTATTTTTATAGAATTAGAAATATTAAATGTTAACTCTTCATCTAAAAATATAATGTTATCCAAAATAAGAGGCTCTATTAATTCTGGATTAAAAACATCATTATTTATTTTAATTATGTATTTATAACCATTATTATCAATTATAGATGTAACTATTTCAATTGGAATTTGAAAAGTAATATTATTGAAGATACCCATGTTATTATATTTTACTAATTCAAACTTATTTTTTTGATAAATTATCATATCATTTTTTATTTTAATTTTATAAATACCATTTAATAATAGAATATTATCATTATCTTCTATTTTTAAAGAAGAAGTTATAACGTTATTATTTAGTTTTATTAAATGAATTAATGATTTATTATCATAAAATTCTTTTACAAAATTTAAGTTAGATTCTAAATATGTTAATTCTAATTTTAATTTAATAGTTAGCTGATTTAAATTAATATTATCTAATATTTTTTTCATATCTAGTAATAAATCAGTTTTAGTTGTATTAATAATATAATCGTCCAATGTTTCATCTGAATTAATTTCATCAAATAAGTAACTATTAATTGTATATAAAAATAATAAATTTTCTTTTAATGAATCTTCATCAACTATTAAATTAATCTTGTTTCTATCATTTAGTATAAAAATAAATTCTGCATCTAAATTATTTAGAATTTTAATTAAAATATCATTATTTATTATAAAATTTTCTTCATTATCATTAATTGTATATCGGTTAATTTTAAAATTTTTATTTAATTGATTATAAATTCCTACAGTAACAGAAGCGTACTCTTTTATTTCTAAGTTATTTGTTTCGTTATTAATTACTTCATTATTAATTTTTAGTCTTTTATATCTTATATAATCACCATTAACTACAATATATTTTAAATCTGGATTATATCCTTCATAAACGTAAAAATTTCTAGATGGTTGTACAAACTCATATATCATTGTTGCTCCTATAAATTCTCTATTTATATTTAACATTAACACTCTTGTTGTAAAAATACCATAACTTGTTTCTCTGTTAACATTTGTTATTGGTTTTTCAGTTTCAATAACACCAACACCAAAACCATAGTTTAAATTTTGTACTACATAATATATTAAAGTATGTGTTGAATCATGAAATCCATTAGACACATGAGTAAATAAATCAATATCAAAAATAGGTTTTATATAATTAAAAACTGGTCTAATTATACCACTGTAATTTACCTTAAAATTATTCAATTCATCATCATTAAAATAGGTATATTCTAATCCATTATATATGTAACCATCAAAAATTAATATATTTATTTCAACATTCATATTAGTTTCTATTTTTGATATTTTCCCAAAGGTTTTAGTAATTAGAATTTTTTCTTGATTAATCATTATTTCCATTCCTTCTATTAAATTAGATTTAGTATACATAAACAACTGATTATTTTCATAAAATATATAACCAGGATTACTCATAAATACTCCATTTATTATTTTTTTCAAAGGCTTTTCTAGTAATATATAATCTGTTGGGGTTATTGGTTCTATAATAAAATTATCAGTTACAGTTACAATGTCTTTAATTAGTGGAAAATTAAATATATATATATTTTCATCATCTAGATTAGAATAATTAGTAATAATATTATTAAATTCTAAAGGTCTATTTATATTTTCATCATTTATATCAGTTACATTAGTTAAATCACCATCATCTAGATTTAAATAAATTAAATCATTAGTATTATAATATATACTAAATAATAATTTTTCTTCATTAATTGTTAATATAAAAGTATATTCTTTGTTCACTTTAAAATCGTAATTTGAATCTAATTGCATTTCAAGTTCATCGTAATCACTATCATCAGTACTTGTTAATGAATTTAGAGTATATTTAATAAATTTTGAATCTAATATAAAATTTTTTCTAAAAGAAATTAAATTATCATCCGTATTTTTTATGGTAATCGTTACAGTATCTTCTAAACTACTAAAATTAATTATATTAGTTGGATTATCATTAACAAATGAACTATATTCATAGGAATCTTTAATATGAATTGTTCTAGTTATATATTTATTAAATAATGTTACATAATCCCGCTGTTGAATTAATCCGTTTTCGAAACAATTATAATAATTTTCGTTAATTTTAATAAAATTATTTTCTACATTATTAACAACATCCGTTAATTCATAAGTATAATTAAATACTTCTGTTTTTTCTCTACTAACAATTTTAATAGCCAGTATTAATGTATTTACTAAATAAGCTGGTAAAAGATATTCTGAATTTAATCTAATAAATTTACCATCTACTATTACTAAAATATCATCTACAAAATTTAGACCTGTTTGTTCAAAAATAGTAGTTCCATCATATATTTGTAATTCAAGTTGAATATAATCAAGAGGTTCTAAAATAAAATTTCCTTCCAATAATTCTCCTGTTTCATCAAATGCAGGTATTTCTTCAATAAAATAAATATCTCTACCATGAATTTTATAAATAATATCGTCTTGCAAAGTAATTTTAGGTGAACTAAAAACTCTGTCTTTTAAAACTAAATTATATAAATCTTCTCGAATTACTTGATAAGTCGATGGGTTTTCATTTTTACAGAAATAATACTTATCATCGTCTAATTCAAGTAATAAGGCATCTAATACATTTGTATAATTAGTTGATTCATGTATATTTTTATATTGATAAATTTGTTCTAATTCTACTATATATTTAGTAAAATCAGCATCATCGTTCATCTCATAACTCCAGTCTAAATCTAATTCATCAAAACTACCCGTTTCTATAGGATATAATAATATCATTTTGAACATGTTAAATAACTCACTTGAAAGTAAAGTTATTATATCATTCTCTATTTTAAAAACATAAACATAATAATATTCCTCTCCGTTGTGAAGAATACAGTAATTATTTAAAATATCATCACCAAAATCATTTATCTTTACTTGATAAAGATATCCATTATAATTCAACAAATTTTCAGTAATCTCACTTTTTTCTACAAATTTAGGATTTAGAACATTTCCTTCTTTTATTAGGAAATTATTTTCATCTAAAACTTCTATGTTATCACTCAATGTATAAAATAAATTATCATCAAAATCTGCAATTTTTCCTTCTATAATATAACAAAATATGTTAGGAAAATCTTTTAAAAATTCTTGTTTATCTTCCGCATAAGATTGATATATATCAGAATTTGTAATTTTTTTAATGTACTTTTCATCAAATAATAATGGGTGTAAATATTGATTAACAGAATTATCATTGTTAATAATAAAATCTTTTAATTTATTATTGCCATCTTTTTGCAAAATTATTTCATTAACATAATTATTTGAATCTAAACTGTATAGTGAAGTTATATTTTGACTAACATAAGTATATTTTTCTTTAAAATATTCACCTAGTTTTTTAAGATTTAAAAAATCATTAGAATTTATTTTACGATTATTAAAAAAATCAGTTGTCATATTATCTCTAATTAACTCCATTAATGTGAAATTGTTTATAATTTCAGATACTTCACCTTCAGTATCATCTTGATAGAATTTATAAATAGATGTTTTAAATTGATTTGAATTAAAGTTAAATAAATCATTATTAATATTATTTTCCAAAAGATAATTCAATACTTTTTTTGGATATTCACCAAAAGTACCTTTTATTATTTTATTTAAATTTTCCAAGTATATAATATCCATATTAACCTCATTAATATTAATCATTTCAACTATCTCATCTTGATAAATATTATCAAAAAACGACACTATATCTAAATCTTCAGGTAAAATAGTAGATATACTATTTATTGAATTGTCAATAAAATTAAACTCCTTAAATAAATCTCGAGAATCTATAGTTTCATTAACTATGATGTTTTTATCATCTATTTTACTAATCTCAAATAAATCAAAATCAGTTGTATTTAATATTATACTATTGTTATCATCTATTCTTATAATCATAGGATGATATGTTAAAAAATCAGTGTAATAACTATTTGATATTACAGTAGATAAACTAGTTAATTTAAGTAAATTGTCATAATAATAAGAATTTGTAATTTCTACTATATTTAAAAGTGTTGGGATAACATAGTAAATTTCAATTACATCATGAGTTTCTTGTAAAAAATTAAATCCACCTGATATATTTTGTAATTTTATTCTATCAATTGCCAAATATTTATATTCAATATATTCAATAAGTGTTGCTAAATAACCATCTGGTTCTGAAATATCGTAATGTACATTTGTAAAATCATCTTCAATAGTTTCATAGGAATCTTTCATCATTTCTATTTCATTAAAGTTGTAATATAACAATAAATAATTAACATATTTTTCTATTAATACATTCTTACTTATAAAAGTGTAAGGAATGATAGAATCATCATAAGTTGTATTTAGAGTTTTATTAGCAGTTGAATCTATATTTATGACTATTTTAGGTTTCATTACTAAAACTAAATTAATTTTACGATATTTTAAATGATTAAAATCATTAACTATATAAGTGTTGTCATCAACTGTTACCATATCATTAGTTATTTTTGAATTAGATTCTTCATAATTATAAGATATGGTATTTAATATAACATCAAAATAATCAAAAATATTAATAAATGTTTCATCTAATGAGTCTGTGTTAGAATCATATTGATGTCTTTTATATATAAATGAAAAAGTATTATTATTTATGAAACAATTTGTCATATAATCTTTAATATTAAACTTTCTACAAATATTAATATCTTTTATAATATTTTCAGGTAATGAAGTATATCCATCTGTAGAATTATAGTCGTGAGATATAATATTATTAATATCAAAAAACTCAGTTTTTGAAATAATATTCAAGTCATATTCTAATGAATAATCCAAATCTAAATCTATATTAAAATAAATATTATTATTCTCTACATAACTAATCAAAGTTTTATTATTTAGTGTAAATGAATATTTTGATATAAATTTAAATTCTAATTGTTGACCATTTATCATATACTGAAACTTCTTTTTATCAGATGTTGAAACAGTTACTTTTTTAACTACTTGTTGTATTATAGTATTATCTAAAATTTTAGGATGATGAATTTGATAATTTTTAACATATTTTAGTTTATTTACTTCATTTTTGAAAAAATCTTTTTTTAATGGATACATCCTATCAATTCCTATATAAAAATAGCTATTTAGTTCACCTTCTATTTCTATTGAATCAACATCAAATATAATATTCTTAAAATTATTAATATCTCTAAAATTACCATTTTCTAAAGCATGGTCTCTTAAATACACATAACAAAATATTATTCTTTTGAATAATAATAATGGATTTAAATTATCTGATATTTTAGATAATGAATTAAAAAAACTATCAAACTTTTCTAATAATCTATAAATTAAATTAACTTTAATATTTAAAATGCCTCTTTTAAAGTAATTATCTATGTAATTAGTTGTAAAATTAGTTTGGAGTTCAATATCTAAACTTAATTCATCATCATCATTTTTTTCAAAATTATTTTTTAAAATATCTCTATAATTTAGCAAATTAATTAATAATAGTTTATTACTAGAGTTTATATTATTGTAGTTAGTTTCTATAAATGATTCTGTTTCATAATATGAATTTACAAAATTTTGTAACATATCTATTGAAAACTCTTTATTTAAAATTTCATCTAAATTAATATCTTGATTATTTGACCATTCTTTCACATTTAAAATATTATTATCACTAAAATTAAAAATATCTGACTCATTATTATATTCATAATTATATTCAATGTAAAACCTCTGGTTATTATATTTTAAGTGAGACATAATATTATCAAGTATAACAAAACCTAAATATTCTAAATTTTCAATATTAGTATTAGTGGTAATATAATTTATTATTATATTATTGTCTAAATTAAACAATTCATTTGATAGATTTTTGTTAAAAGTAAAATCATATCCTTCTACAAATAAACTATATAGTCTATTGTATGAATTATTAAAATAATCAGATAGAACACTTATATTTTTATCTTTATTTACAGACTTATTAGCATAACCTAAAAAAAACTTTTCTCTAATATTATTAAACTTGGTAATTTCATTAATAATTACATCTCTATATTCTAAAATTTTAACATTATCATATGATAATAATGTATTTAAAATAATATTATTTTCTCCTTCTAAAGTAATCTGAAATTTTTTAAGATCTCTTGTTAAATTACTATTAATATTAAAATTTTTATCAGTTAAAAGTAACACTTCTCCTATAATATCTTCAGTTATATTATTTTTAGATGTGGTTACGTAATAAGTTGTATTAAACATTTTAAAACTTAAAAAGTTTTTAGTTTTAGTATTTTTAGTTATATTTTTTATTACATCTTCTTCATATTTTTTTGGAATTTTAATGACAAAATGCATATTTCCTAATAAATCCCCTGTATTATTTAATTTAATGTTAAATTCATTATCTTTCTTAAAAGACCCCAAATTTTTATCAATTTCATCAATACTAAAATTAGTATATTTTTTATATATTTTTAAAAATGGAAATATCTCCGGTTCTTCTGATAATATAATATCTTCATTATTTTTAGAAATTAATTGAATTAAACCTCCGGATAATGACATTATTATATTGTTATAAATTAATCTTTAATAAAATTATTTTATTTTTTTTATTAATGGAAAAATTAACAATAAATCTTATAAATAAATGTTATTATTGTGAAATGTTAAAAAAATTACTACAAAAATTAGATATAGATTACCAGAAGCTAATAGTATCAGAAAAAAATAAGGATAATTTTAAAGATAAAAATATATCTACATTTCCACAAGTATACTATCATCATAAAAAAACAAAGGTACTTTTAGGAGGATATACTGAATTTTTAAAAATAATTAATCATATTATAAGTAATCTTAAAATAAAAGATTTACCTTTAAAAACTAGTAAAAAAAATAAAATTAGAATTTATACTTTTTTAGTTAAACAATTAAGGATTTAATACTACCTTCTTACCATTAAATGTTCCAATAATATTACTATCTTCATCATATACATCACTATCCTTTACTTTTTGATAATAACATTCTTTTCCCTTTAATTTAGTAATCTGCAGAATAACAGGTGTACGTTTTTTTTTGTAAACATATTGTTCTAATAAAGCCTCGTAATCCATATTATGATCCTCTGCAATTTTTTTTAGTAAAATATTTCGTTCTAGTTTAATATTTTGTTTATATTCTTTGTTAATCTCCTCAACAAAATTCTCCCAATTAGTATTTACTTGGTTTAACATATCTGTTACATTCTTTAAACTCTTTAGACATTTCATTACTATTATAAGATAGGATACTATCAATTTTTTTAATTATAATAAGATAACTATAATAAAATAACTATTTTTTTTTTCTAAAAAAATACATATTTCCATGTGAATTATCTGTTTTACTACAATATGTAGCAGACCATCCATTATTAGATCTTACATGACTACCAATAAAATTAATGGTATGGATTGTTGAAGTACTATTTAATATCATCCAATTATATTTATCCAAATAATCTTCTTCTGGTTTTAAGGGATGATATACCTCATTTTTAAAAGGTTCATGATTATTCATAATTTTAATATAATACTCATCAAAAAAAGGGATACCTCCTAATTTACTACATACAATATTAATTTTTTCTATACATTCTAAAAATAAATCTGTCTTATATTTGATTGATAAACTATTATAACCAGGGATAATTTCTTTAGTTATAAAATTTTCAAAAAGTATCCAATCATATTGACTTATATTAAGATCCCTAAGTAATGTAACATAACCATTTTCTGTAATTATTGGTAAATTAGCAAAGCTACTATCTTTTTTAAGATTAAATAACATCTTAAAAACATTAGCTCCGTCTAACCTATGATTATCTTTAAACCTATCTATATTTGAGATATAGATAGAATTATCACGGAAAATAAAAATTATTTTATTAGTTACAATTTGATTTACTATATCATTTACAATATTATTTATAATATCATTTATAATGTTATCCATTAGAAATACTTAAATTAAATTCAATTCAATTTTTTATCTACAGATGTACCACAATAACTACATGTTACTCTATTTTTGTGAATAGCCATACAATTATTACATTCATTACATCTAGGATTATTATTAATAATACTAATAATAGCAAGCTTTGTATTTATATGTTGATGTTTAATTTTTTTTGGAGTATTATACACTTTCTTCTTCCTTTTTTTACCCATATATATATATATATATATTTTTTAAATATATTATAATTAAATAAATAGACTATTATTGATTTTTTTTATAACTTTCATATGGTTTTATGAAGAAAATTGAAATTATCATTATTTATTTTAAGTCAAATAATGATTAAAAATCAATCAGTAACTATAAAAGTACGAACTGTACAAGATGTATTTGATGATGAAAGAAAAAACAGAAATCGTATAGAAGAAATAGAGGAGGAATTAGAAATGATAACAGAATTAAAAAAAGAATTAAAAGAATGTAAAAAAAAAGAGAAAATGTTGAAAACAGAGAGAAAAGGCCTTCAAATAGATTTATTAAAAGAAGGGAAATTAGAATGGATTGAATCGGATTTAAATGAATGGAGAGAATATGTAGAAGAGAATGATGATGACCCAGTAAAATATTATATTTATCGGTACGATGGTGGTATTCGTCAACAGGGATATTATAAAGGTGAAATTAAATTAAATGTGAAAGATGAAGAACATTTCCAAGAATATTTCAATGACTACTTTTATTATGGCTATCCAAATTATCAAGATGAAAATCATCCTAATGCGGATGGGTCAGAATGTTATCTGGCTTTTGGTGGTGGTGATGCATATGTTCAGTCATTTGAATGGGAATAATTTACTAAATTTATAAATTAAAATATTATCATTTCTTTTTCTTCTTTTTTTTATTATACTTTTGTTTATATTTTGTATAATCTTTTGTGTAATCTTTTGTTTTTCTACTTGTTTTAGTATGTCTGGTTTTTTTGCTTTTATTTTTTATATAGAAAAAAATATCATCGGAAGGTTTATCTTTTGAATTTATGGAAATAAATTTTATATTATAATTTTTATTAGACAAACCTTCTTCGTAGAAAAACATACATTAATTATTATTTATATTATTAGTATTTATCAATTTTTTTTAAATAAAGTTTATCTTTTTAAGAAAGGGTATAATTTATACTTTAAAAATCCGATAGCGGACCTCCTATTATATTTAAACATATCACTAATAGTTTTAATTTTGGTTGCTTTTTTACTATTAAACTCTTCTATGATAAGATTAATATATTCTTCTTGATTCCTAGAAAAGTATATTCCTAAGTATTTTGTACTAGAATCAATCATTTTAAATTGTGGTATATTTTGATAAATATTTGGTGAAATAATGCATTTATTATAATTACATTTGAATTTATAAAATCGGAAAATATCTAGTAATATATTAATATGTTTATTAATATTTACCTTTTTATCTAGTACATTTATGGCTATATCGTCAACATATACATAAAAATCAAAAAATTTTTTAAAACTAGGATTAATCCTATTATAAATATAAAACATCTCTTCCATAATCATAGTGAAAACAAAGTTAGAAGAGGGAAGACCTGTTGGAATTCCCTTTCTTCTTTTAAGCTTAATTTTTTCATAATATATATTACAATTTTTTATAATATTAAAGTATCTATTATAATACATGGTACCTTTATCTTTTCCTAACTTTCTAATGAGAAAGCTTTTTAATAATTTTTCTATAGTGTAAAATGAAACATTATCAAAAGCTTTTTCAAAGTCTAACATTATTTTATTATCAATAGTGTTAGTAAATTTAGTTGCCATTCCTCTAAGACTTTCATTAAATTTAAATCTACAATGATATGACATAAAATTTTTATTATTAACATTATCCCCTAACTCTTTACATATTTCAAAAGTCCAGATTTTATCTAAAAGTTTGATGTTATTAGAAAAATTATATAGATATCTATAATTAGCAGGATTCTTGATATCTCCATTCTTGTGGACAGATATTAAAACTGCACGATTATATTTAAGATGTTGTTCTTTGGTAATATCTCCATTTTTTATCCAAGTAAAATATAATTTACTAAATTCTTTAGTATCTATTTTTTTAATTTGTTTAGAATTAAGTGAAATTTCTTTTTCTAATGACCTAGTATAAGGTCCACTGATTCTATCAATAAAACTAAATTTATTAGTATTATCATTAATATATTTTTTCATCCATTTAATCTCAGATGAAGAAACGGTTGTATCTTCAATTGTATTATATGTTGTGTTATATTTTGAATTATATAATCTATTAAGATAACGGACTACCTCTAAAGTTTGCATATGTAATATCCAAATGAATATTATTCAATCAATTTTTTATATAAATTAATAATTACAAGTCTTATAGCTATTTGGGAAAGGTACCACGTCACGAATATTCTCCAAACCAGTAAATAACATACACATTCTATCTAATCCTAGACCAAATCCTCCATGAACAGCAGTACCATATTTTCTTAAATCTGTATAAAATTTGTAAGTTTCTAAATCTAATCCTTTATTCTCCATAATTTTTAAAAGTTTATCATATCTTTCCTCTCTCATACTTCCGCCAATCATTTCTCCTACCTTATTCGGCATTAGAAGATCAAATGATTCACATGTTCCATCATCACATTGTCGCATATAAAAACTTTTAATTTTGAGTGGCCAATGGGTTACAAAAACAGGACACTTATAATATTTTGTTAACCAATTTTCCATTTCAGAAGAAAGGTCATCATCATAATCACACTTAAATTTATTTTTTTTTAACAAGGTAATTGCATCACGATGCGTTATTCTCTTAAATTTCATTTTAGAAATTTCTTCAACTCTAGCCAGAATACCTTTGGAAACAAATCTGTTAAGTTCAAAAAGGTCATCGTGATTATGTTCTAATAGATATTTAGCTACATATATGATATATCTTTCCGAAATATCCATCAGATAATCTAAATCGATAAAACAGTTTTCGATTTCAAGATGAGTAAATTCTGAAAGATGTTTGTTGGTACTACTATGTTCACTTCTAAAACTTTTATTAGTAGTATATACTGGTCCTAAACCACATGACAGTGCTTCCAGATTCAATTGACTACTAACTGTAAGATAAGTAGGTTTATTAAAATGGTCTTCATTCCAGTTATAATTACCATCTTTATCAAATCGAAGACTATTAATTGAAGAGATATCTTTTTCTGTTACTTGGAAAACTCCTGCACCACCTTCACACTCACCGGTTGTAATGATATTTGGGTCCAAATGAAGGTAACCTTCCTTTCTATAAAAATCATGAGTTGCATGAGAAATAGCTGATTTAATTCTAAAAACACAACCAAAAGCACTAGTACGACATCTTAGATGTTGGAAATTACGAATAGTTTCTAAATTCATTCTAGTTTTAGCAAATGGATAACTATCATCAATAGAACCATTAACTTCAATTTTAGCTAATTGCATTTCAATAGCTTGACCTTTAGCAGGTGATTCAACCATAAGTCCAGTAACTTTCAAGCAATATCCTGTTTGTAATTGCTTGAGTTGTTCTGGTAACGAATCATCGCAACTTTCCAAATCACAAATAACTTGAAGATTCTTGGATGTAGAACCGTCATTAATCGCCATAAAATACATATTTTTTTGCTTTCTGATTGTTCTTAACCAACCATTAACTGAAAAGGTACTATTAAGCATAGTTGAAAAATCTGTCATAATATCTTTAATTCGCATAATATAAATTAAAAATATTATTATATTAATTATCAATTTTTTAGAAAATATATATTCATAAAATATAAATTTTAACATTTTTGAAAAAACCATTTTTTTTTAGGTCTATCATTTAATAAAATAGATTTTTCAACCTCCTTTTTTTTTATATCAAATGTATTATACTTTTTAATCACTTTAATAAAAATATCTTCTACATTTTCACCAGATTTAGCTGAAGTTTCTGCGAATAATAAGTTATTTTGATTTGCATATTCTAATGCTTCAGTTTGTTCTACTTTTCTCTTAGTATCTAGATCAACTTTATTTCCTACTAGAATAATAACTTTGGTATCACCTTTTATCATAACTTCATTAATCCAAAGTTTAGCATTTTTAAAAGATTTATATGAAGTAATATCATAAACTACCATTGCAAAAACTGCACCACGATAATACATTGGTGCGAGACAGTGGTATCTTTCTTGACCTGCTGTATCCCAAATTTCAAAAATATATTTACTATTGTCTAAATCTATTGAACCTTTCAAAAAAGCTGCTCCAATAGTTGGCTCCTGAAAAGAGTTAAAATCTCCAGTGGTGAATTTAGTTCCAATTGAAGATTTGCCAACGGAAGAATCGCCTAATATAACTGTTTTATAATTATTTTTAATAGGTTTTCTATCCATATTATAAACAAATATAAAATAATATTATTTTATATTTAATTATTTTTAAAATATTTTATCAATATATATATATATGAACAAAAGTAAGATATTAGTAGATATTATGATAACAGTAGCTTTAATAGGATTTTTAAGAATATTACCAAATTTAAATATAATAGATAAAAGACTATCTTATTTATTTATCTTTAGTTTAATAGTTTATTATACAGGAAGGTTAACATCAATAACAAAATTCTTTGAAATTTTCCATGTATTATTTGCTTTTTGTATTACAACATTTCCGTTTCTAACAAAAAATAGAGATATATTATTTTTACATTTAGTTGGTATAATTTTAACAATGGCAACTAGAAAATTATTTAACAAATGTCTTTTAAGAGATTTTGAGAAAAATGATAATATTATAACAAATAACTCGTTATCAAAAAGTTTAAATTGGGATTATATCTTTCCTAGTTTAGCTTTAAGTTCTAGTTTTAAAATGTATATGAATTAAAAAAAATGATATTTAAATGATTACTATTAATATTATTAATGTTTTTAATAGATAAATATAGTCATTTTATTAATAATTCACAGTTTAATGATGAAATTCTAAACAATATTTATAATCAGGTAAACGAAAGTAATAAAAAATTAGAAAAGATAAAAAAAGCTAAAACATTAAAATCAAAAATAGACATTATTAAAGCTAGCTCGAATAATTTAGCACATATGATTTTTTATGGTAAAAAAGGTAATTCTAAAGAAATAATAGTAAAAAGGTTATTAGAAAAGATTTTTGGTAAGAAAGATACCAAATTAAACTTGGTAGAATATGAAATTTGTGGCTATGGAAATGTTAAAACTAGAGTTAATATTAAACAAAGTAAATATCATATAGTTATAGAACCTAACAATAATGGTTTTGATAAATACTTAATTCAAGAAGTAGTTAAAAAATATTCTAATACTGAAATATTAAATATAACTAAAAGAAGCAAGCCTTTTAAATTTGTTGTTATTAATAAAATAGATAAACTATCTGATTACGCTCAAGCTTCTCTTAGGAGAACTATTGAATTAGTTTCAGATAAGTGTAAATTTATTTTTATTAGTGATCAACTTTCTAGAATCATTGAACCTTTAAGAAGTAGATGTATTCTTTACCGAGTACCATTATTAAGTCAACAAATTATTTTTAAGATAATGTTACAAATTTGTATTTCAGAAAAAATTAAAATATCTTCATCAATGATAAATAATATTATTAAAAAAAGTGATAATATGATAAATATTACAATTTGGAATTTGGAATTATATAAGAATAATTATTATTATAATAAAAATTGGGAAAAGTTATTAGGAGAATTAGTTGATAATATTTACCAAATAATAGAATTAGATGATAAAACTTTTAATAAAAACTTGTATAATTTTGTTATGCGTTCCCGAGAGATATTTTATTTGTTATTTACTACTAACATAGAAATAACAGATATAATTAGAAAATTAATGAATATGTTATTAAGTAAGTGTGATAACCTTAATATTAAACTACGTATAGTAGAAATAACTTCTATTTTTGAAAAGAGGATATCTACAGGAACCAGATATGTAATTCATTTTGAAGCTTATATGATGAGATTATTATATTTATTATATCAATATAAACATGGTAATGATTTCTATTATAACCTAGATTGTTTAGAACTTTAGTTTAATATGATTCTATCTAATAAATTATTTATTTTAAATAGTTCAATAGTATTAACTACATTAGTAATATATCTATTTTTTTGTTTTTTCTTAATTCTAAAAAATAGTTTTTTATAAAATTTATCATTTATATTGTTTATGTTACCGCTCCATAAAATTTGTAAAAGCACCATTGATAATTTAGAAGGTATTTTTTTATATTTTTTTTCAATATCATATTCAGTAAAAATAAACGAATGTTTCAATAATTCATCTGAGTTCATAGATTTTATATTTTTAAAAATATCTTTGGAATATACGTTACCATTTAATTCTAAAAATACATCTTGTTTTTTTATATTTTCAAATGTTCTATTTATCTGAAATAATGCATCAGATATATCATCTAAAGACTTTTTAATTTCACCAACTGCAATTATTTGATTAGTTTTTTTATCCAAAACAATAATATCAATTTCTCCAATAAGAGTAACATCATTATTTTTCTTAAATTTTAGTAAAGCATTTTCAATTAATGTTAATTCTTTAATATTATAATTAAGTTGTTTTGCAACTATTGGTATAATACTATTAGAAACTTGTTTTTCAAAATCATGACCTATTTTCATATAATATTTTCCCATTTTTTTTGTTTCAATAGAAAGTTCATTTACAATATCAATATAATTAAATTTTTTTAAAATTATCTTTAACTTTTTCTTTAATTTTTTTTTTTCAGTCTTATCTGATATATCATCTATTTTAGTTTCGATCATATTTATGCTACTATAATTACTTAATTGTAATCTTTTTAAAATATATCGCATATTTTTTGTTTTATTAATTTTCATATTAGTAATAAATTTTTTTTGTAATAGTTGATATATCTTATCATCTTTAGTAATATCTAAAATAAACTTACAATAATTCTTAAATGATACTAATGTTTTATTCAAATAATCTCCTGTTTCTATATTATTAAAAAGACCAGAATCCGGAATATTACTATACATTTTTAAAATATCATTATAATTAATACTACCACTTCCTATCATATTAATAGTGTAATGATAATTTAATATATTAGTCATATACTAAATTTGAGTTAATTTATTATTTAATTCTTCGTTAGACATCTTTAAAAAAGATGTAGTTTTATACTTTACTCCATCTATATAAATAAAATTTTGACCAGAACCGCTACTATTGCCTTCATATTTTCTCCAGTAAATTCTGTTATTATTTGATCTAACTACAAAATGATAAACCATTGTGTCTCCTCTAGTAAATTTTCCATACCAAATATAATCAAAATATATATCAAATGGAGATAGCTTATTTGTTATTAATTCAAAATTTTTTTGTTGATGTTTAAAATTAATTTCTTCAGGATGACCTTCATAAGAAAAAATATCAGATTTAGATAAAGGATTAATTATTTTTATCTTGTTAGTTAAATATATGTTCATTATATAATTCAATGCAATTGTCTTTTTAATTGTATTGATTTATTATTTTTTTTATTTAAAGTAAAAAAAAGTTTAGAAATAGAATATTTATGATAAAAATTATCTAACATAATTTATATGAATAAAATAGATTTACAAGAAAAATTAGAAATTTTACAAAATTTTGCTTATGATAATCCTGATAAGAATCTGACAGAAAAAATAAAAGGTAATATTAGTTTAAAAGATATTAAATTTAGTAATAAAAGTTCTATGATAGGTTCAATTAAAGAACAGTCATTAGGAAATGTATCATTCATAAATTTTTTACCAATGTCTAATACTATTGTATTAAATGGGAAAGACTTGCCTATAACTTTGTTCTTAAATCCATACATGAATAGTAAAGATATGAAAGATAATAAAAATCCATTTAATATTGATTCAGCTATTTCTTATTTACTCAGTCCATTAGTCATTAATAAAGTTATTCCTAATTTATTACTACCTCTAGTAAATTTTGATATTAAATTTTCAGATTTACCTTCCTCATTATTAACAGTACCCATTTTTACTAGTATGGAGAAAAAAATAAAAAATGGGAAAATGTCTGAAATGATAAGTGTTAGAGTAAGAGAAAATTTTAATAAAATGACGAGTTTACATACTAAAATTTCTAATAGTAGTAATAAAAATAAAATAGATTTAAAACCTATAATCTTTCAAGTTATTTATTCACTTGCAAAATTAGACCGAGAATACCCTGGTTTTAAACATAATTCATTAGATAGTCATAGTATTTTTTTAAATAATACATCAAAAAATATAAAATATGAGTTCAATAACATTAACTATTATTTAGATGTAAGAGAAAATTTTGTTAAAATAGCAAATTTTTCTAATAGTTACGTTCCTAAAATGTTTAAATCAAAAAATACTAGTGATAAAAAATTTAATATGATGAAAGATAAAGCCTTTGATGCACATTATTTTTTAAACAGTTTAGTTTACCGTGATATAAATAAAAAAAATGTTGCTAATTATGATGAAATGAGTGAATTTATTAATAGAGTATTACCTAAAAAATTAAGAGGTTCGAATAAAAATAAATATTATTTAGTTGAAAAAAGTAAAATGAAATCATTAAAAGATATTTTATCAGATAAATATTTTGATGAATATAAGATTAGAACTAAAGAGAAGATAAATGTCATGGTATCATCTGAAGAAATTAGAAAATTAGAAAAATATTCTGGAATGAATAATTCTGAAGATGAAAAATCAATAGGTACAAGAAAAATTAAGAAGAAAGAAATGGAAGGAGGTTATTTTGACCGAAATAGACCTATAAAGAATAACCCAAATATTTCTAATGATAAAAGAGAAGTTTTTAAAAAAAGAATTGCCGAAAAACCTAAACCACGTGAACCACCTATTTTATTAGAACAAAAAATATATAATCCTAGCACAACTAAACCTACTAGACCTAAACCAGTTCAACCATTTGTACCAATTAACCAACATACTAATATGCCTATAGTAAATTACCCATATCCATATGCTAATATTCTAAATAAAGTTCCAATTCAAAAAATTTACAATATTACAATTGGAGATCCTGGAATTACTGGTAATTTTATTGGAGATTTTTATGAAGATATGATACCTAGTTCACCATATCCTCTAAATTCATTAAGTTTAGAAGACCGTATTAAACTCAGAGGATATGTTAGAAATCTTTTAATAGAAAAAAGGGATGGTGAAGAAATGAATATAACAGGAGGTAAAAAATCTTTCAGAAAATATGTAAAATGGGGACCATTTAATCCATATAGTTTATCTAATAATCCATATGATGATATTGGTAGTAAATTCACTCTTTACAGTGTATTTTATCCTATGAGATACGATGAAGAGAAAAAAATATTTAATGTTGCTAAAGATGCTACATCTTTTAATATTAGAACTTATGATTTATCTATTGGAAGTCTCTATAGTGATAGATTAACCGATGAAATGAAATTAGAAAATTTCAATGTATTTCGTGAATTAAGATATTATAAATTTATTTTGAGTGAAATAATTAATAAAAAAGTTTCACCAAATTTTGTTAATCTAATATTATATAAAATTGATAAAGCTACTAAAATTAAATATCAAAAATTAGTTGAATTTAAAATGAGACATTTACCCAAAGCATTAAGAGATATTGCTTATAAACCTATTGACATTGTTGCTTCAATAGATGAACAAATTAGAAATGCAAGAACTTTCTTGAATCACTTTAAAGTTAAATACCCAACTAAACGTACTCACGAACCTTCAATAGAAGACTTGGAAGAAATGAAAGAAAAGAAGAGTTCAGATGATAAAAAATACAGTAGTCGTGATAGTATTGAAGATCCTAGTATTTTAAATGAATATATTAAAAAAATCATTGAAGATCCTGAAAAAAGAGCAGAAGCTGAAAAATTAGTTTATGCAGCTGGATTAACTTTAGATGATATTCCTATCAAAGGAGATTATGTTGCTAAAAAAGAAAAGATAGCTATCTACCAAAGTAAAATGAAACAATTAAGAAATATATTATCTGTTTTTGGATTAAAAAGAACTGATTTTGATAATTTTGAAGATTCTAGTAAAAAATCATTAATTTTGATGACAGAAGGTCCTACTCATAATATCTTGAGATGGGCTAGTCCTGCTTACAATAAAAACGGTTCTCAAAATATTATGATAGGTACTGGTTATCATACTGAAGAAGCTTGGATGAGTGTATATTTCCAAATTATTCATGCAATGATGGTTCTTGAAAAACATGAAATTTATTTCAGAGAATTAAGTTTAGATAAAAATATCTTTATTAAAGATGTCTATTATGATGGTGGAAATGTAGGATATTGGAAATATATAGTAAATGATGTTTCTTATTATGTACCTAATCTAGGATATATAGTAATGTTTGATTCAAGTTATAGCGATAAAGTAGATATATTTAATATGAAGAAAACGATTGATAAAACTGAGTTTGATAAAGTAAAAGGAAAAGAAGATTATAAAATAATTTCAACTAAATTATTTGAAATTAACTTTTCTAAAAAAGAAATCAATGAAGATTTAAAAACAGACCAACAAAATCATATAAAAGAACTTATAAGAAAAGATATAGCTAATATATTAGACCCGACCAACTTATCTAATAGACTTAAACATATGAAAGGTATTCAACCAACTGATAATTTTATTAAAACTTTAACTAGTATCCACCAATCATATGTTAAAGGAGATACATTAGTGGATATTCTACTTAGTAACTTTTCTGATTATTTACATTCTAGAATAGGAACAAGTTTATCTAATAGTGAAATGAATAACGTATCATTAATTCCAGTAAGAAATTTAGAAAAAGGAAAGATGGTTATCTATCAAGAAAGATTTGGTGAATATAAATGGGCAATGTATGCGGGGAATGATGATAGTGTTCCTGGAAAACACATGATAGTAGATGAAAGAACTACACAACCAAAAAGTGTATTTTTAGCTAGTTTAAGAAGTTATCCAAAAAATCTTCCAGTAGAACACGTATTTAGAAAAGGTCATAAATACATGGAAGAAGACCTTATAGATACTTACAGATTGTAAATAAAAATATTGATTGATTCGCAAAGCGAATATATAACAAAAACGAATTTGGATTCGTTTTTTGTAAATAAAAATATTGATTTATCAAATTAATATCAATATTTTTATAATAATGGGTTGGAGAAATATGTTTATAAATCTAAATTCTAATAGTGATGATTTTAGTACTATTGATAGAGTGGTTGAATTTGTTAACCACCATAATAATTTTACTGAATTTTTTAATCAAGACGATGTTAAAAAAATGGAAGAAACAGATGAAATACCTGGAGAAGAGTTATTTTTAAAAATTTTAAAACACAATAAAAATTACTGGGCTTACTTGGGAAGTTGTGGTGGTATTGGGCACAGTTTCGAATGGAAAGATAAATATTTTCCAGATATAGTAATTTATGATTCAAGTAATTTCAAACATTATGATGATGGTTGGACTAAATGGCCTATAATGAACTTAGATGAATATATAGATAAGAAAATCTTATAGATAAGAAAATCTTATAGATAAGAAAATCTTATAGATAAGAAGATCTTATAGATACTTAAATTAAAATTTAATGTGAAAATTTAAACAAATTCATTTAAAATTTATCATTTAATTTAATGAATATATTTAATACTGTTAAACGTAGTTATTATTCAGTTCCTCCAAATGCATTTAATATGTTAAATAAAATTAAGTCTAGTGCAATTAACAATTTAAAAAATAACTTATATGTTAGTGAAAATACTAATTGTTATGATTGTTATCATATTGTAAAAAAATATAATTTAGATTATTTACCAATTAAATCTAATGGTAATATCATAGGAATTCTTTCAAAAAATGATATAGAAAGAGAAGTTAAAATTCATACATTTAATGAGGAAGAAGAAAAAACAATAAGAGATAATGTGAGTGGTGTTCATTAAAATTACTATAACATATTTTTATTTACAATGAATTATAATAATGATCTTAGAAGGGACATTTTTTAAATATTTAAGAAAAAAAACAAAAATTTGTTGTTTTGAATGTATGAAAGTTTTAATAATAAAACTAGTGTTTAACTTGGTCTAGTACATAATATTTTTAATATAAAATATTTTTCTATTGTATATTAATATGAATAATAAATTTGATATAGTACAAATGCCTCAAGCTTATTTTAGTGGAAATATTAATGCTAATAATAATAGGAAACAACTGATTAAAAATATGTTTAAACAACCTGAATGTAATATAAGTCGTTTAATGGATGTGTTTTTTAGTAAAGAAAACATTGATTTAATTAATAAACAATTAATATTAACAGTTTATAAAAAAAGCAATCAAAAATATAGAATCCCGTTTCAAAAAAAAGAAGACTTGATGGTTGTGATGAGATTTGTTTATGATAAAGATGCGAAACATTTACCTTTTAAAATTAAAGAACAAATTAAACAATTAAATTGTTCTGTTGTTAAAGAAATATTACCAAATATTTTCACTCAAGTTGAACAAAATATTACTTATTTAAAAAATTTAGATAAACCAATTGAACCATTACCACCACCTGTTAATGTGAATAAATTAAATAAAACACTTCCTTCAATTTCATCTTTATTTCATTATTAATATAATTAATTAATCATATTAATAATATATTTGATTATATATTTAAGCACTTATTTAAGCACTTATTTAAGCACTTATTTAAGCACTTATTTAAGCACTTATTTAAGCACTTATTTAAGCACTTATTTAAGCACTTAATTCACCTTTGGTGTTATCTTCAACTAATTCGTAAATGAAAACAGTACCAAGTTCTTGAGCCATTTCTTGGAATTGATAAGGCGAAGCTTTAGCGAATGCTTTATTAGCTCTTTTACCAGCATCATATGGGTCATAGCTGAGATGAACTTCAGTAGTAGATCCGGAAGCTAGTCTTCTAACAAGAGCAGTTGAACCAATTACAACATTAGAATCTCCAGTTGATTCATTAACTTTAGCACAGACAACAGATCTTAAAGCATAAACATCAGTTCTGATTAAGAATTCGGTGTCGTATTCAACTTTACGGTTATTGATTCTTTCAAATCCAGCAATAGGTGTAGGAAGTTTGTTTAAGCTGAATGGTTGGTATTCGTTAAGTTTGATAACATTAGCACGTCTGTCAACGTAGAACATAAGAACACCACGAGAGTAGATAAGACTGGTGTTTCTGTATTCTAACATACCTTTGTGATTAACAAATAATTGTTGGGTATCTTTTGCTTCTTTGAGGTGAACAGGAGATTCATCATCAGCAATGAGAGGTAATTTAAGGTTAATCATAGGAACACTGGTAACAGTAGGTTTGACGTTCATGGCATATGGATTGGCGTTGAAGTTTTGAACATGAGGTAAAGAAGCTACAACAGTTGGTCTGAATGAGAATGCAGAGATAAGACGTTTTAAGACAGTACCGTCGTGGCGACCGTAAACAAGGTCAGGGTTATCGTTTTTGTTTTGTTTGCACATATCAATAGCACCTACAAATTCATTTAAAGAATTGTTGTAGTATTGACCAGAACGTAAGTTAAGAACGGAGTTCCATAATTGGTTTTGTAAGTTGCATCTGTTTAGAAGGTCCATAACAGGAGATCTGTTAGAGCAAACAATATCATTAGGGTCAGTAATTAAGTTGTAGAATAATTCATAATCTGGTAAACTTTGGATTTTTTCTCTGTTGTATCTGGTTTTTACAAGACCAGCAAGGTTAGAGTGTAAAAAGTGTTGTTCAACTAAGTTAATTTTTGGTAAGAAAAGAGCAACAATAACAGGGTGAACATGTTGTCCTAATCTGTGACCGTGTTCAGGGCTATAGCCACCCATGTAAGCTTCAGAAGCAAAGTCTTGGTATTGCATTGATTGTAAAACAACTTGAGCATGTAAAGGTCTATTAGATGATGCTAACTTGAGGATTTCTTGTAAATGACGGTAATCATTGTCATTGACGTTGAATCCTTGGGATGAACCATCTGCAGTTAAAGAACCAAGGACTTTTTGCATGTAAGTTGCAGGAACGTAAGCTTCAGGAGATTTGATTCCTACTAATTCTTGTTCGTAGATGCGTTGGAATTCAGCGAATTCAGCATCAGATAAGTTGAGTTTAGCTTTGTATTTAAGAGCTTTGTTTAAGAGTAAGTGAAATGGGTATTGTTCGTTGCTGTATTTTTCACGGATTAATTGAGCAAATTTTTTTGCTTTTTTGGTAACGTGTCTGTGTCTTCTAACGAATTCAGCTTGGACTTTGTCAGCTAATTCAACATCAGTGTATTTTCTTCTAAGGTTAGTTAAGTTAACAGCTGATACATTTCCTTTAGTTTTTTTAAATAATCTATCAACTTCTTCATCGACTTTAGTGGTTTTCATAGGTTTACTTCTTTCAGAACTTGTCATTATATACTATATTTTAGAAAAAAAAAATTTCTAAATATTTTTTTTTATTTTTATTTTATGTTCAATAAACTTTTTATAATAAAATATTGAAATAATTTTTAATTAAAGATTTTTAATTATATATATTAATGTCAGAATTATGGATAAATAAGTATCAGCCAAATAAGCTTAATCAATTAATTGGTAAAAATAAAGCTATTTTAGAAATATCTAATTGGCTAAATAACTTAAAAAATTCAAAAATACAAACCCTAATAGTATCAGGTCATCATGGTGTTGGTAAATCTATTTTAGTTAAATTAATATTAGATAAATTTAATTATCAAAGCCTAGTCATTAATCAAAATGATATTAAAGAATATAGAAATAAGGATTCTCTAAAAGATATTTTAAATTGTAAACACAGTGAGAATATTAATAATATAACATTTAATAAAAGACTAGCGCTAATATTTGATGGTGCTGAATCAATAACTCTTAGTTCAGAAAAAAAATATATTATGGAAATTTTTAAAGAGAACAATAAGACAAAGGTATTTCCACTAATATTTATTACTAATTTACATCATAATAAAATAATAAATGATATTAAAAAACAGGCCTTATATGTAGAAGTTAATTTTCCTGAAAAAAATGAAGCGATGTCAATATTATCTTATATTTCCAAAAAAGAAAATATTAAAATTAAGAAATCCGCAGTTGAATTGTTAATGAATTTTTGTGAAAAAGATATGAGAAAACTACTTTATCTATTTCAAGATGTCCATCAAAATTTTAAAGATGAACTAATTGATAGTAAAAAATTAATAAAATTTCTAGAATCTTCAAAAAAGAAAAATAAGGATATTAGCTTATTTGATGCAACTAAATTAATTATAAATAATGGTTTGGATTATATTGATATAAATCAATTATATGAATTAGAGAAAGTATTATTACCATTAATGATTCATGAAAATTATCCAAAAAAAATATTGGAAAATAGTAATAATAATCTTAAGACAAATTTGTATAATATGATTAAAATTTCTGATTCAATATCTAGAGGAGATAACATAGAAACATCAATTTATACAGATCAAAATTGGTTTCTTCAAAATATTCATGGATTTTTTACATGTATTAATACTAACTTTTGGATTAATAATAATTGTGATAAAACAATTTCTAATCTTAAATTTAGTAGGGATTTGAATAAAACTTCTCTAAAAAATATTAATAAAAAAAATATTAATAATATTAAAAAAATAATTGGTAAAAAATCTATTCAAGAAATTTTAATAATGGTTAAATTAGCAAATGAACAATTTAATAGCGGAAATATAGTTAAATTTATTGATATTTTAAAATCATACAAGAAGAATGTTACAGTAAAAGACATTGAATTATTTATTAAAATAGATAAAACAGTAGATTTTTTCCTTTTTACTACCAAACAGAAAAAAATGATAGAGAAATTGATTTAAAAAAAATTTATTTATAGTTTATATGAATGAAGAATTAATAAATGAAATTTATAATATTGTTAAAAATAATAATGATGGTAAGGTAGCAGATTATATACCAGAATTAGGCAAAGTTAATCCAAATAATTTTGGTATAAGTGTATGTACAGTAGAAGGAAAAATATATAATATAGGTGACTCGGATATAGATTTTTGTTTACAATCTACTTCTAAACCATTTAGTTATTGTATAGCTAGGGAACTATTAGGTTCAAAAAAGGTACACAATCATGTAGGATATGAACCAAGTGGATTAGCTTTCAATGCATTTACTTTAAATAAAGAGGGTTTGCCTCATAATCCTTTAATTAATGCAGGTGCAATTATGATTGCATCTTTAATAGGAAAAGATAAAGAACCTGCTGATAGATTTAATATGGTAAAAGATTATATATGTAAAATATCAGGAAGTGTTGATAAAATAGGGTTTGATAACAGTGTTTTCCTCTCAGAAAAGCAACATGCTGACAGAAATACTTCCTTAGCTTATTACATGAGAGAAAACGGTGCTTTTAAAGAAGATATTACCCCAGGTATGATTCAAGATAATTTAGATTTGTATTTTCAATGTTGTTCTATGTTAATAAATAGTAAGATAGGTGCGGTGATGTCTGCAACTTTAGCTAACGGAGGAGTTTGTCCTTTAGATAATACTGAAGTTTTTAGTAAAGAAACAGTTAGAGATTGTCTTACTATCATGTATGGATGTGGGATGTATGATTTTAGTGGTCAATTTGCATTTGAGGTAGGATTACCCGCAAAATCAGGTGTTAGTGGATGTATCATGTTAGTTGTTCCTAATATGATGGGTGTTTGTATTTGGTCTCCTCCATTAGATGAGCAGGGAAATAGTGTTAGAGGAATAGAAGTTTGTAAACTATTAAAAGAAAAATTATCATTACATATTTTTGAAAATATAGTTCAAAATAAAAATTTACTATTTGATAATGAAGAAAGTATTATTCAAACTTGTATTAATAGTGCTGCAAAAGGGGATATCGAAACAATAATGAAAATTAAAGATCATGGTTTTGATTTTAATAAGGGGGATTATGATAATAGAACACCATTACATTTAGCTGTAAATGAAGGAAATATAGAAATAGTAAACTTTTTATTAGAACAAAATGTTGAAAAAAATGTAAAAGATAGATGGGGTAACAGACCAATAGATGATATTAAAAATAAAACTTCAGATATATATTTACAAATTAAAGAATTATTGAAATAATTCTAATATTTTATCAATAGTTATTAATTGAATACTATTTTTGCTATTAATTGGATTAAAAATAAATAAATCATCAGTTAAATATAATACCATTTTATTAATATTATCTATCATATTATTATTAACAAAAGTCATATCATTATCTAATATAGAATAATATAAATATGATAATTCATTTTGTGTTTCAATATAATCTTTATAAAAAATATCTTTATTTTTTTTAACTTTTTTAACTTTTTTTTTTAGTTTTTCT